TCCAGTAATGGAATCACAAGGAGCATAAAAAGTACTCTCTGAATATTGACATTTTTTATAACAAAATAATACTGGAATTCCTCTTACCATTTTTTTTTGTTTTAGAAAAGCATAAATATCTGGACATTCATCTACATCTACATCAATGTAATTATATACTTTGTTCATTCTTTTACATTCATCATTTAATGCCTTTAATGCAGGTTTAATTTTTTGACATGGATTACACCATGTTGCTCCAAATTTAATAATGGTGGTTTCACACTCACTATTTTTTAAAAAATTTTTAAAATCTTCGCGCGTTTCCATTATAATAATATAGAATTATTATTTTGAAATTTTAGCGACAAAAATTATTTTTTATTTTTTAGGTTTTAGAATTTTCATTTAGTTTTTGTGGTATTAATTTAGAAAAATTATTACCATTACACAAATGTTCACTTGTTCTTGCTATATCACAACTATAATATTCGTGAGGTATGTTATTTATGTTTTCTATCTGTGTTTTTTTTTCATTATTTTTATTATTTTCATTTGTTTTAATATACTTATACATGTCAATGTATTCAAATGTTGGAAATAATTGACAATAATGGTGTGATTTTGCTTTCATGTAATAATTGCAATTCACACAATGAGGGGATTTATCCTTTGTTAAATTCATGTTCATGAATAAGGTGATCAGTTTAATTTTCATTTTATATTTTTCAAACATGTGTCTAAATCTTTTATATCAATATAATTAAAATCTACATATCCTTCCCAAAAAAACTTACAAAAATCAAAATGAATTGGAAAATTTGTCTCTGTTAAATTAATAAACTTTTTTTCAATTGGTTTAGTATTGATTGGTATTAAATGATAATCATCATAAGGCAATACATATAATAATTGTACGATAGATGATGGTGGTTGTGATTCATCTATTTCTACTATTTCTTCATTGAAACATGGAATGTAATTTTTTAAGGAAGAAAATAATGGGGCACAATGAAAATGATAACACATATAATTTGTTTTAGTGATTCCGTGATAATAAAACCAAGTCCATTCTAACATTTGTAAATAGTTTTTACATACATCTTTTTCCTCATTCTGAAATAAAAAAGAATAATATTTATCTAAATTTGTAGAAATATAGACCTCTCGTTTTATATCTTTTAATGCAACCGCATCTAGAGATTCTTCTGGCGTAAGTGGAGAAGAATAAGACATCATTTTCTTTTTCCATTCTACATTCATTTTAATCAAATTTTCTTCTTTATTTGCTAATTCACTACATAACTCATGAAATGCCGACCAATTTATTTTAGTACCGCATACTAATGGTTTATTTATTTGTTTATATACTTCTAGTAAATAATCTATTCCATGATTTCTAATCTGAATAGATGGGAAATGAGGTAAAAAATCATTTCCACATAAAAAACATAAAAAACAATAATTATCAATTGCGTTTTTTGATTGTTTTTTTTCAAATATAGTTTCAATTTGTAATCCCATTTCATCCATATTAAATACATAATCTAATTCTGGATGTACACCTTTTATATAAGCAAAATGTTTTGTTTCTCTGTATAAATAAATATCAGCATGTCGTAAATGTAATAAACTAAGCATAATCAAATCTGCATCTAATCCATAAATAAATACATTTCCTTCTATTTTATTATTTCGTATATATTCAAATATTTTTTGTTCTCCTTCTCCATTTTCTTTTGAACCACTGAAATAACAGTTAGGTATGCTAGAAGTAGCAGTAGATGATTCAAATTTATTTTTTAAATAATCGTCCAATTTATTCATAAAATCAGTTCCTGGTGTAATTGCATTTGTATTCCATTTATTTGTTTTTAATATTTTTTTAGTAATATATGATTTGTATCGTCGTTGTTTTTGTTGTCTCATTTTTGCCAAAGGAACAACTCCATCAAAGGATACATAAGTAAAGTCAGCATTAATTTTATCCATAATATATTTTATCTTTTCATAAACACTCTGATAAATAGGTATGTTCTCCAAAATTGTGTTTGTATCATAAATTACATCATAAATAATTGAATTTGCATCTAAAAAAAGAGTCTTACATTTTACATCCTTTAATTGTTTCATTATTTTATGATGTTTTAATACATAAGAAAAATAACTTGGTATACCCATATTATAAATTATAACAAGTTATTTTAATATTATTTTAATATATTATATGAGTGCTCCACCTATAATTGAAAAAGAGACGGAAACAAAACCTAGTGGTGCACTTTGGGCATCAAATGGTATGAGATTTGATTTAGTAGACGCTATTTCAGCTATGGCTTTAATTGCACCATTTTTATTAGCATTTTCAATGATAATGATATCTGTTATAAACACAAATATAAAAGGTTTAATTTATTTATTAGGTCTTATCATATTATTTATATTAGTTTATTTATTTCAACAAACAATTGGTCAAACCCCAATTGGAATAAATAAATTTTGCAATCTATTTAGTATTAGTAGTTATAGTGTACCATCATTTAATAGCGCGCTATATTTATATACAATTATTTATGTATTATTGCCTATGGTTACAAACGAAATGATAAATTTCCCTCTTATTATAGTATTTTTAATATTATATGTATCTGATAGTATTATAAAAATTAGAAATAAATGTACACCTGTTATTGGAGTAGTGATGGGTTCTATTATAGGTCTTTTTTTTGGTATCATATGGTTTTTAATGATTCGTTCTACTGGCCAATCTGGATTATTATATTATGATGATTTAATATCTAGTAAAGTAGCATGTAGCAGACCAACAAAACAAAAATTCAAGTGCCAGGTATATAAAAATGGAGAATTAATTCAAAATATATAATTTTGCATTATTGCGAAAATATTCTTTTAAATTTTGTATTACCTGTTTCTTATGAAAACTGTATAACATCATAGTTGTACCACTATTATTATTAAACACCTTTATAAATGTATTGATAACATCTACTAATTGTACATTTTTATATTTTTCTAAATGGGTTGAATAATCCATTGTTGGTTTTTTTAATTTTTCATTTACCTTATTATGAAATTCAAATACAAATGCTCTTAAAGTTAATATATCGCTAATTTTATCAAAATTACTTTTTTGTATAGTACTTTTAGCATGTGCTGTACAATATGGACATGGTAAATTATCACAAATATATAAAATTATACTTTTTAATGAAACCAATGATTGTATTGGAAATGTTGTATCATCCTTTATTTTAAGAACAAGGCAATGTAACATGGTCCAAGTTGCTGGACCCCATACAGATTTTGACATAATAATATATAAAGACATAAATTATATTTTGATAAATGAATTTAAATACATCTGTAATAAATACACCCACAAATGTAATAAATACATGTTTAATAAGTAAAGAACAAATAGTACATAATATAACTTTACCATGCAATCATTCTTATGAATATGAGTATTTATATGAAGAAATCAAACAACAAAAAAATAGACATAAAAATTATTTTAAATGCCCTTATTGTAGATCAGTTTATAATTCTTGTATACCTTATTATGAATTAAAAAATGTTGATAAATTAAAAAATATTAATTATGGAACAAATTTAATTCATATACTAGATTGTAGTTTTAATCAATGTAAAATATCAGCAAATAAATTTAAAATTGGTAATTTTTGTTGGAAACATTATAATAAAAAAATTACTACTGTAGAGGTATGTTCTGCAAAATGTGCAAATGGTAATCCATGTAAAAATAAAAGAAAATGTGGATTATATTGTAATATTCATAAAAATAAAACCCAAACTCAAATACAACCACAAATACAACCACAAACACAAAAAACATAAAATATCATAGAACATAGTGATAGTAATAGTTATAGTGATAGTGATAATAAAAACAAAATAAATAATTCATAACAATATGTATATATGGAAAAAGAAATATTAGTAACTAAAATAAAAAAATGGTTAGAATATGAAAGTAAAATTAATGAATTACAAAAACAGTTAAAAGAAGTTAAAAAAAATAAGGCGGTACTTTCTAATGATTTAAAAGAAATTATGA